AGGCGGCGAAAAAGGGCCAGACCCGGCAGCGATGGCGCAGCAACTCAAGCAAGTGCAAGAAGCGCTGCAAGAAGCTATCCAGCATGCCAAGGAAGCGCAAGACGATGCAGACGAGGCCATGTCAGCAGCAGCAGACGCCAAGCGCTCTGCCGAATCCAAGTTGCGTGAACTTGACATCAAGGCATACCAGGCCGAGACAGACCGGCTCAAGGTGACAGGCGCAAACGACGATCAGATCCAAGCAATCGTCCGTGACCTGATCAATCAAATGCTGATGCAGCCTGATCCGCTTCCGGGTGACCCAATGGCCCCAGATGGATCGCAACAACACGAAATGGCAGAGCAGGAGGCTCCTGAACAAGAGCCAATGCAAGAGCCTGAGCAGTACGAGCAGGCGCAACCAGAAACCGCAGGAATTGAGCCAATGGGCCAAGAGGCAGAGGAATAAAGATGGCAACGATTACCGCAGGTTCATCTAAGACGTTCACCGCTCAGGTTGATAACTCGTCATTTGTCGTTATTGCTCCTGGCGGCTCTATTGGTCAGGTTGTCGATCAAAACGGCAACATCCAGCCAATTGGCCCAAATGGCACGCGCCGAACATTCGGCCCGCTCAATGAGTTGCAGTCGATTACTGTGTCGATGCAGATTGGAAACGCCTCGGTTGAGTTGAATGGATGGTCTGGCGGCATCCCGATTACTGCTGAGACCAACTCCACCGGCCAAACGGTGCTTGACGACGCGAGCCGGGCTGTGTTCGGCAATACTTGGTCCGTTTTTACTCCTCCGACTGATGACTACATCGGGATCGAAATTGCACAAAGTGCAGCATTTGTTTCAGGCGGGGGTGTTGTCCACCTAAAGGCTGTCACTTACGACATTGGTAGCAATACCATTCAGCCGCGAAACGGTGTTGCATTGGTTGGTTCTGGGTACACACTGAACACTGGTAACTCCGTTGTTGCCGGGACAATTCTTCAGGGCGACGGAACGGCGCCCGTGATTGGGCACAACTGGGTTGACGGCGTTACGCCTCCAGCCAGCATCCCGGAGATTCGTTCTGGTGTTTGTTATCGCCCTGAGGTGCGCAACCTCGCAATCAAGGGTGGCACATACGGCATCAAAGCCGGTGCTCTCTACAAGGGCGGGTGCTACTTCGGCGTGCTGTCTGGTCTGCACGTTGAGGATTGCAGTGAGTGGGCTATCTGGCTGGAAAACTGGCAATACAGCACAATCGAGCACATCTACACCCGCGCCGCCAGCACATCGAAGGGCCATCAGTGGTACGGCGCCTCGTCAAACACTGTTTTCAACCACGGCAACCTGCAAATGCAGGAACTGTTTGCCGAGTCTGGTGGTACGCGCACACGCGGCATCGTGTTCATGGCTCGCGGCACCGGCACAGCCTTCAATGATGTGCATGTGCGCAAGTTGCAGCGTAATGCGACCGGCGCAAAATTGTCCGTTGCTGCCACGATGGCAAACGGTAGCGCCGACATCACTGTTCCTGATGCTTCGCAGTTCCCAGTCGACATCCCAGTAACGGTCACTGCATCCGTCAACGGCTTCACAAAGTGGGCTTCGTACTTCGTCATTTATTCGTCAGGCACAACGATCCGGGTGTCTGATTCGATGGGCGGCACGGCCAAGAGCGCGACAGGTTCTACTGCGGTCAACATCGATACTTACGGATACCCAGGCCTTGAGGTTGTCGGCTACGGCATTCAAGGGGCGAACGTCATTCAGCCCGGTTCGTGGACTGCGCTTGATCTCGAAGGTGTTGGCACAACCATGTGCGTTGTGCAGAACGCTAACCCCAATATGGACTTCTCCACGATGTTCTATGAGCAGGGCACGAATCTCGCGTCGAACATCGTTGCTCGGTTTGTATCGCAGGGCGGTTTCCGTAGCACTGCGCAGGTTGTGCCGGACTTTGACTCGTCAAGCGCGGCGGGTTTCTTGTCTTATGGCTACATCAAAAACGTGGCCGCAGAACGCATCGGCAGCTCTGCGCCTCAAGGGATGGTCAAGACAACGACAGGCAAATCAGGCTTGCACCTTGGAAACCAAAACAACAACGTTGACGTTGCACTTGAAGCTGTAAATGCGTCAGGCCAATCCTGGCTACACCCCGCCCACTCAATGGGGCAGCGCGTGCAGGTCAGCACATCGACATCGCAAACCCTTAACGGGGCGAGCCTGGGTGCGATTGCCTTCACCGGCACATCAAACGCAGTTTGGACGCTTCCCACACTGAGCGGTACAAGCAGTGGGGCAACCAACACTTACATCGGCGCGACCCTTGAGATTGCCAACTGCTCAACCTCGGCGGGCGTAACTCTGACGATCAACGTCGCAGCAGGCCAACCATTCAACCGACAGGCGGCGAAAACGTCCGTGGTACTGGCGCTTGGTCAGAGCTTCACGATTCGCGCCCAGTATGACGGCGCTGCATGGTTCTGGCAGGTGGTTGGTAATAACGGTGTGACGATTTAACCCATGCGACGCAAATACCTCCGCTTTGAGCAGATGGAGGTATTTCGCCCTATGCCCGTGCCGCAGCAAATGCGAGAGCGAATCAGGCAGGAGGCGCAGAAGGCCAAGGAGTTGGCCGCAGAAATGCTTCAACCGAAGGTCAGCCGGTCAAATAGCTGATTGATTTGGTGTCCGCAGTGATGCGCCACCGGGAGTTTTTGAATGAGTACTGAAGAAACCGCACTGCCAGCATCGGGGAATGATTCCCCAGAGGCAAGCGGCCAGCCTAATGCTGACCAGCTTGCGCAAGGCCATGATGATTCATCTACGGATGATTCTGGCGCTTCTGACAAGCCAGAAGGCGACGAGGCAGACAAGACCAAGCCAGAAAAAACGCCTGAAGAACGCGAGCGTATCCGCATGCAGCGAGGCATCGACCGACGCACTCGCCAGCTCGCAGAAACACGCGCACAAATGCAGCAGCTACAAGAGCAGCTTGCATCCTTGACAAACAACAGAATTAAGCCTGACAATCAGGCATCGCATGACGATAGCGAACCTCTATCGCTCACACGCGCACAGATCGATCAGTTGATCAAAGCCGAAGCTCAAAAGCTCGCACCGACACTGAAGGATCAAGCGGCGGAAGTTGAGCGACGCCAGGGTGTGATCCAGTCGCTTGCAAAGACGTGGGGCCAAGAGCGATTTGACGAACTTTCATCTGATTTGGATGATGCGTTCGGAGGGTTATCGGACAGCAGTGGTCGGCCTAAGCCTGCAATCGAAGCTGTCTTTGAATCTGACGAACCCGCAAAGGTTATTGAATATCTCGCGGACCCAGACAACGCTGACGAAGCCGAACGCATCGCACGCATGAGCGCTATTCAGGCAGGCAAAGCAATTGCACGCCTTGAAGACAAGCTCAAAGAACTTGCGAAGAAAGGTAAGCCGCAGCCGTCAAAACAACCTCCACCGCTCGAAAGCGTGCGCGGCCATGGTGGTGCCCCGAAAGGGCCGAGCCCAAGCGACACAAAAGCATGGATCGCATGGCGTAACGAGCAAGAACGCAAGGGTCTAGCCTGACCCGCAAATTGATCACTTTCTAACGCCGAGATGGCGCTGAAGGACACAAAATGGCAAACGCACTGGTTACCTCGACCGTCATCACGAACGAGGTTCTTCGCATCGCTCACAACGCTTCCGCGTTCTTGGGCAACGTAAACACCGACTACAAAGAGGCATGGACTGGCGATGTCAAGCCTGGCTCTACAGTCAAGGCCCGAGCACCTGTTCAGTTCACCCACCGCGACGGTGAAACCGCAAGCGTTCAGGACATCACTGAGCGCTCAACCGATGTGACCCTACAACCTTTGCTGGGTTTGGATTTCGCGGTTGGCTCCACTGAATTGACCACATCGGTCGGCAGCAATGGCAGCGTCGACAAGGCATTCAAGGAGCGCTACCTCAAGCCTGCTGGCTTGAAGCTGGCCGCCCTGCTGGACTACCGCATCGGCACCCTGATGAAAAACGGTTTCCATCAGATGGTCGGCACACCCGGCACCCCTCCGGCCACCTTCGCGGACTTGCTCAACGCTGGTGTGCCGTTGGACCGCATGAGCGTTCCTCGCGATGGCATGCGCATGGCCGCCATTGAGCCGGGCGCCAATGCTTCTATCGTTGCTGGCCTGTCTGGCCTGTTCAACAACAAAGAAGTGCTGGGCGAGCAGTACAAGACCGGCATCATCAAAACTGGCGCTGGCTTGGATTTGGCAATGAGCCAAAACGTCCCAAGTCACACAGTTGGCCCGCTGG